GCTCCAACTCGTTAGGATTGATACGGACATCTCGCAGCTGAGTAGGTCACCCGATGCAGCGTTGAGAATACTTGGTGCGCTTATCGCGCTTACATTATAGGTCAAAGATGATGCTGCGAGCTTAGCGAACACGCTACAAACAGTATCTTCAATGCCGTTAAGGTTTCCCTCATTGTCGAACAGTGGCACAGTCATAACAATCTTAAAGTTAGCCATTGGACTAATGCCAATATGTTGATTGTTGCTAGGCGTTAAGTAAGGATCATCTGGAGAGACAATTACAGAATTAGCCAAGACTGTTGCAGGTGGGAAGGCAAAGGTTTGCCACTTAGCGTTATCGACTAGAGCAGTGGCTAATGTGGTTCTGAGAGTAGTGACGGCAACGGGCATTATCCCACCATCGAACGCGGATCAAGTGCGTGTGCTATCAATCCTCGCACCTTAGCGAGAAGCTGTGCGCTCATTCGGTAAGGGCTTGGCTGGAAATCGACAGCGTTACTGCCTGAAAGGGTGGCTGTACGCGCTTGCCAGATTTCAACAGATATCATTAAAGCTGCGTTCTGGACTGCTGTATCCGTTGTCCAGTCTGTGTAAGTAGTGGTGGATACAGATCCATAAGGAAAGATTGGGTGATACTCCTGAGCAACAGCGTGGTTTGTTGCTACGCTAATTGAATAATCGCTTACTACTGTGATTGTCTTAGTGCCATTATAAGAAGCACCTGAATTAGCAATCGTTACGCTTTGACCTACATAGAAAGTATCAAGAATGTTATCGTTAAAATACAAAGTGCCTGTGCCTACAACATTGCTATGTGCAACAGTAAACCATTTAGGAGCCCACAACATAGGAATAAGAACTGCATCTGAGGCATCGCAAACTTCTTGCAAAACGGCATCTGTGTACAGGGTGCCGACTCCAAGTGTGGAGCGTAATTCACTTACTGTTGTGAGAGCCATCTTGTTTCCTTTCTAAAGACTCTAGGGAGTCAGAGGGCTACTGACCCCCTAGAGCGACTTAAAGTGTTGCTAATTAAGCAACTTGTACTGCGCGGAATGCTGATGGGTAGCGATTAACTACTGCAACATATCCGTAGATGCCGATTTCTAGCTGTCCGTTAGCGACAACATTTGCGCGGATCTGTAGAGTGCCTGACTCATGGAATCGCATTGCCATTGTTGGGTAAACAAGTCCAACCTTTATGCCTGCTGTTCCGCCTGCGTAGTTAGGATCTACAACAAGGTTAAGTCCTGCGACTGTGCCGTTTGTTGAACCCTGTGTAATTAAGCCGTTAGCATTCTGGCTTGCTGCTGCTGCGTATAGAGGGCGGCCTGTTGAATCAACTGCGCCTAATAGACCAGCAAAATCCACATCATCGTTACCGCCTGATGTAGCAACCAATAGGTTGTTAGGTGTCTGACGCATTACTCCGTATGAGTCTGCGATTGACTTAGCGATTGCCTTGTAGATTGTTGATGAAGATGAATCTGATGATCCATCTGCTGCAATCTTTGATGCATATGCATCTGTCTTTTGTGCATATGATGCTGCCAACTCACGAAGATACAGATCAAGGAAGCTTGGGTCTGAGCGGTCAACGAGCTCAAGATCGAGCTTGCCCGCGCCCGCGAACTTGACAACATTATCTTCTTGGAAAGTAACTGTTGTGTCTGTTGATGCAAACTCTGCACCTTCTGCTGTCAAATCAACCTGTGCTTGTGTTCCTAGCTTTGGAGTAAAAATTTTCATTCCAGAAGCAGGAAGGGCTGCACGCTCGATGCTATCAATGAAAGGGCGAGATGAATCGATAATACCGATTACATCGCGAAGGTATGTTGGTGGAACCATACCTGTGTTTTCTGCGACTGTTGCAACCTGTAGAGCTGCCATTAGTTCGCGAGCATCTGCGTCTCCGCGTGATGCGTTTAGTTGTGCCTTAGCATATTCACCAGCTGTGATGTTTAGGTTAAGGCGAGGATTTGTGTAGTACATTGCTGTAACTGTAGGGCGAGCAGCTTCTACAGCCGCTGCTTCTACTGGTGCTGCTTCGACTGTAGTGTCTTCCACGACTGTCTCGCTTTCTGTTTGTGGGTTTTCTTCAACAGGGATGACTTCCTCTGCTGCGATCTCTAGTATTTCTGAAGACGCAAATGCGGGAACAGTTACTAGAGAAACTTCTTTTAGACGAGCTGATGAAACAACTGTGTGTCCATCTTTCGATGGCTGTGATGCAAGAATTTCTGCGCCAATGCTTAAGCCTGTGACTAAACCTTCTTGCGCCATAATTAAAGCATCGTTACCGCCAGATGAACGACTTAACTTAAATGTTGCATAGATGCCGTCTGTTTTTGTCTCTGCTGCGATCATGCGACCAATTGGCTTCTTGAGATCGTGCTGTGATAGCAACTTAATCTTTGTTGGATCTGCAATCTCAATGGAGTTTGCTGCGAAAGTGTAATCACCTAGATTGGTGTGTCCAATTTCTCCAGTACCGATTGGCACAATCTTGCCGTAAATTTCTCTGCGTTCTTCTGAGCATTCAATCGATGATGCTTCAATATATAGAGTTTCCATTAGCTGCCATTCCCGTTAGGTGATAGGTCTTCCATTTGCATTGCTTGTTCAGTTGTAATCAAGCCAAGTGCCAACATCTTTTCTAGCACTAGCAATCTTTCCATTGGTTCGGTGCGTAAAAATGTGTCGTCTAAACAAAATTTTACATAATGTCCTGCTGTGGAGACATCATCCATGCTGAGCCTTGACTCAATCGCTGAAACATAAGGCTGTAATGTGAAAGCAACCATCTGCTTGCGTTCATCTTGAACATTTGCATAAGTCATTGTTGTATTCATTGAAGCGGAAACATAGTAAGGATCTACAGAACAAAGTCTGGCGCATTCTGTTGCTAATCCCTGAATGGCATCTTGATACGCCATGTCCTTAGGGCTAAAACCAGTAGTTTGATAATCAAGAGTAGAAGTCAAATAAGCAGTGCCGTTATTTTGACGAGCACGCTTCCAAGCAGCTAGTAATCCAGAAACCTCAGCAGGTGGAAGATCCGCACCTGAATTTTTTAAGAAACCAGTTGCAGATGGAGTCTCAAGAGCAATACTTGCTGCTCTTTGTGCATCGATAGCAGCTTTAATTGTGCTACCGCCTACAGCAAGGATGCCTTCATCTTTTTGAAAAGTAATAAGAGATCCGAGACCTGACATTGGTAAAGGCTTGCCATCGAGATAATACTGTGTCACAAAATTATTAACAGAGTCTGTGTTAAATGTAACTCGATTGTTGGCAACCCATTGCGCGTTAGCCATTCTTCCATCTTCAAGATAAGTCTCGGTTATCTGCCAGTAACTAACGCCATACATGAGAAGGCTGTCAATCGTAAAGTAAATAGTCTCAAAGCGAGGCTGAGCTTTAGAAGGTTGCTCTACCCAGCGAGGTGGTGCAATCATTTCGCCTGTGGACTTCTTGTAATACTCAAGAGGAATGCTGGCGATCGTGCCACAGATTAAATCGCGGCATCTTTTAATTGATGGTACAGACAGAGCCTGTGCGCGAGTAACTAGAACTGGGAAGTAATTGCCATAAGTCAAGTAAGACTCGGACATGATTTGTGGAGCTTCTTGAGCTTCCATGATTTGAGGCTTACGCGAAAAGATACCCATAGACAGAAATTGTAGCATTTGTCAAGAGATTAGACAATATGCTAGGGCGTGTCTAACTATAAATTGCTGGCTTAGGGATTGGGATCATTAGCTTGCTGACGACCATTGCTAGACCAATAGGAGCAGAAATATCTCCAGCACTCTTTCGCTTAATAATGCGCCATGCCGAATCGTTCACCTTAGCTGCGCAATTATTCATCTGCTGAATCAACTCCTCTTGCCCATTGTGCACTACACGAGCATTGACCAAGCCTTCTAAGAGATCGCCACAGGCTTTATAGAATTGCTGACCTGACACATCTTCTACCATAACTCCAGCGTTAGCCAGGCGATCTGCGATTGTCTGGGTGGCATACTTGTCAAAGCAGACTAGGCGGGGTTTATAAATGTCGCACCATGCCTTTATACTTGCTGCCATCTTTAGTTCATCGATAGCAACTTGAGAGCTGTAGGTCTCCAGAATCCCGATGCCAATCCGCCCATCTGGGAGAAGTTGTCCTGCGACCAATGATCCGTTCCTGCGTGACGGACTGACATCGAAACCAAATACAGTATAAGCCCCCGCGCTCATTTCTAGTGTGCTATCTGATGTGTCCTCTAAAACTCCATGTGGCCACGGACTGCTTAACGAATCGATCCATTGACAAAGAGTTTCAGTACGCGTGTTTTCAATCGGTGAAGTAGCAATCGCTTCTTCAATCGCTTCTTCTGTGATGGTGTATCCCAAAGAGGGGTTAGCCAAAGCC